ACTACAGCGTCTAAGAAACAGACTGACAATGCTCGTATCTACAGAGATGATGATACCTATCCAGTGAAGGAACCTACTACTTCTGGATTTGGTATAGACATCAACTGGAAGAACCCTGTATACGTTCAGAATGTTGGAGGTTCAGCCCTTACAGCAGCCGAGAGTGCTAAGCTAACAAGCATAGACTCAGCTACTTCTGGCCTAACCTATTCTAAGGCGAACGAGCTAGATGTCAATATCAAGTCTGTGACTGATGTTACAATTACTGGATCAGGCACTAGCGGCGATCCTTGGGGGCCATAATGGCTAGCGCATGGGGAGACAGTTGGGGAGCCTCTTGGGGAAACTCTTGGGGTTCCATAGATACAGAAGAGGAAGAAGTAGACTTAGGGTTTGCTGGTGGTGGAGCCATCTCTGGCAAGAGACGTAGGCTACTAAAGCAAATAGAGGAAGAGGATGAGATGATATTAGCTTTTGTCTCAGCCTTCTTTCAAGTTGGAGTATAATAGGTGAAGATAGTAGAGAAAGCTAGCAAAGCACTGGTAATATGGTTTTTGTTGTCGTTATTATTAAAATGTTCTGTGTTAGCTTTCGATGTACTATCAGTCACTAAGAAGGTGGATTATGTACAAGCTAATACAACATTTGAAATTGAGAGAGGGAGTAAGGTATAGGAGTTACAAGGACAGCCTTGGCTATTTAACTGGGGGTGTAGGACACTTGCTATCAGAAGAAGAAGCTAAGCTCTATCCAGAAGGCTCTACAATTCCCTCTGAGGTTGTTGACCGTTGGTTGGTACGTGACATAGCCTTAGCTAAGAAAGCCTCTCAGATCCAAGCACAGGAGCTTACAGAGCCTTCAGAGAAGCTTATAGAGGCTCTTGTGTATGTAAACTTCCAACTAGGCACTGGATGGTATAAGATACATAAGAAGACATGGAAGCTTATGACACAAGGAAGATATGAAGAAGCAGCCATAGAAGCTGCAAATTCAGTATGGTATAGACAAACCCCTGTAAGGGTAGAAGATTTTCAAAAAGCATTACGTAATGAAGCAAAGAGGAGACTTAAAATGAAAGAGAAACTAATTGCACTACTAAAACAAAAGACCACCTGGTTTGGTATTGCAGCATTGATTGGTGCAGCTGTTGGGTTGCCAGCTGGAAGTGAGGAACAGATTGCTGCTCTACTTGCTGGTGTTGTCGGTGTTATCTATCCTGAGAAACCGAAGGCAGATAAATAATGGAACTGGTAGCTATCATTCTGGTACTTGTAGGTGTGGTAGCTTTCCTTGCTCACAGTAGGGGCAAGGGAGAGGTAGAGAAAGAGGTTTTGGAAAGTGAAATTAAGTCTAATGAGCGCAGGAAAGCTATTAGGAATATGTCTGATAGCGATCTTGATGACGAACTGTCAAAGTATTGGGACTAGATGTTCATGGTATGAGCCTCTTGGCAAACCACCTGTAGAGCTACCAAAAGACTATTTAAGGAAGATTAAAGAGAACGACCTGTACTATTATAAGCACTGTCTGCATGAGGGAGTGATATGATTAGTAATCTTCCAGATTGGATAACAGCGGGGACAGCAGTAACAGCTGTTGTTGGTGGGCTGTTTGGTGTATATACTACGACACAAAGCAGGATAGATGTAACAGAAGAAAGGATACAGAACACTCTACAGATAATTCACAAGATTGCAGCTAACCAAGAAGACTTAACTTCTTCTACGGCAGAGATAAACTATAGGCTGACAAGAAGTGAAGTAAGTGCAGAGTATCTTAAAGAAGGACAAGACAGACTCATGGCAGAAGTCAAGATGCTGTCTCAAGATGTTAAAACAATATTAAAAGAAGAATAAGGGGCAACAAGCCCCTCTTTTTTCGTCTAAAAGAAAGTAGTAGTACGTCTATTAGAAAGTTAGTTCACACACCCCACCACTACATGCAGCCTCACCACTAAGGTCAGTATTGTCTACCTCCTCAGATACCTGCGAGAGATCAATGGCTGTAAGATAAGCTTCGAGTTCGTAGTACTTAGCTTCAGTAATGTCCTCAAATGGTGCTTGTACATAGCTCCCACCATCGTAAGGAAGTACACTAATTCCATTGTACTCGTTCCTGTTACTCCACATCCAGTCGATACAATCTCCCCATTCATCTTCTTTTAAACTAATAGTGCAAGACACGTTATGGGTATTGTCCCCACTAACATGCCCATGGCGAACCCAGTCAAGATTAAATAACCTAACTCTGTCGAGGAGAGCAAGTGGGGATTCTGTACGGAGTATAGCACCTCTCGGAGCAGCCTGCGGAAAAGACAATACCGCTCCTTTAGGATTAAACTTGTCATCTTCCACCAGCTCTGGCATTTTCTCCAGCATATATTGATATAGTGCTTCATCCTTACCTACTCTCATTCGTCTAATATAATAAGCATTGTGCCAAGCATGAACCCCGCTACTACTCCCCACGACAAGAGAGCTAGTACCACTAGGCTTGACAGTAGTAGTACGAGCGGCACTATTAATGCCAAGCATATTAGCCACCCGCCTATTCTCTTCAACAACTTCATCAGCTGCCTCCCGTAAGTTATACTTCAGTACTTCCCCACTACCAATACCAGTCATCCCTACACCAATCAGAGCTTCCTCCTCAGTAGTGTTCTTCCAAATAGGACGTAGGTAGTGGAAGTCTGTATAGCCAGCCTGTAGTGTACCTACAAGAGCTGCTGCCCTTGCTCTAGCATTAAGGTCATGTTGATCCTCTACATCACTAACATTCACTTCGCATAAGTTACAGAACTGAAACGGACGTAAGCCTATTTCACAGCATGGGTTAGTTCCCCACTCCTCATTAGATGTCCAGTACACTCCCGGTTCACCTGCACCAGAAGCTTGAACAGCTTGCATTATCTCGTAGAATTCCTCTCTCGTAACCTTGCCTCTTGGCAGAACAGCTGAGTTGTTCGCTCTGGCCCTGTAAGGGTGTTCAACCCACCATTCACCCGATTTACAATTGAGCATTTCTCTGTCGTCTCTATCAAAGAGTGAGATAAGAGCTGCCCTCCTGATACCACCTGCAAGAACAGCGTCAGCAATGACACAACAAATATCGTGAACCTCAATTGGCCGTAGTTTTCTGCCTTTAGCTTCATCTAACTTCTCCTTAAGTTTATTAATACATTGTTCAAGTGGCTCTGGTCCCGGTGCTTTACCACCAGTGGTGATTAATGCAGCACCCTTCTCCCTAATATCACGGTAATCAAATGTTGGCCGTTGTTTTCCAAGGAAGTACGATTCAACAAGTACTTTAATCGCATCAGCCCAGCCTTCGATACTATCCCCAACGAGAAATCTTCTAGTCTCGTCAAGAGGTCCCTGTACTGTTGGTAGCTTATCAACCCAGATCTTCTGCACTGAGTAGCCTCCCCCAGTACCTCCAAGGAGGAGGAACATAAGCTCACTGAATCCATCAATGTGGTCGATTGGCAAGAAGGCACAGTTATAGATTCTGTTGTTAGCGACTTCAATTGGTCTTCCTCCGAACTGCAAACTTCGCATACTGGGCAATATTTTCTTTTCGTAAACATACTTGTAGGCATCTTCAATCTCCTCTTTGAAGTGTGGGTATTTCCGTTGGTGCATTTCCTTGTTACGAGTGACTAGTTCTTCCCATGTCTCTCGTCTCCCCTTGTTCTCTAAGTATTTAGCATACTTGTTAAACACTGTAATGTCACTCAAAATTTTATTACTCTTGTTCAATCTCTTCTTTCTCCCCTAATACGGCTGCAATACGTTCTTCAACTTCAAATGCTGTTAAGTACAGGTCTTCCCCGTTCAGCACCTTATCCACTTCTTCTGGCGTAAAATATTTGCCATACACTGAATGGTATATGGCTGACAGCCTAGCTGATGTAAACATAGCTGACTTCAAATTCTCATTAATCTTTCCTAGTTCACCACTACTACCATCATGTAGCATAACCTCACTAAACTCTCCTACGACAAAGCTGCTGCCACAGAAGAATATTAGTGAGCCAGCTGATGCAGCTAGGCCATCTGCACATGTCACTACAGTACCTTCTGACTGAACAATAGCATGTATAATTTCTACAGCTGTGTTAAGTCTGCCTCCCGGTGTATTCAAGTGGATGTATATTACGTCACCACTTGTAGCTGAGTAGAGACAGTCTAGTAAGTCTACATACTCAGAGCTACAACCTATCTCCCCATGAAGATAGAAGTGGTGGGCTTGCACCATTGTGTGTACACGATAGTCATCTTTAAAATTAAGCAACATTTGGCAAATTCTCCCAAGCATCAAACGCTTCTATCCAAGCTTTGCATTGTTCACTACGAAGTATGTCGTCTCTAGTAAACTCTATTGTATGTACACTCAAGTTGAAGTAGTCGATCATTTGAATCAACTCTGCCAGTCCAGAGTCTCTAAACTTAGGACTTATCTGAGCTATGTCACCACACAATACTACTTTAGACCATTTCCCTGTCCTTGTCAAGAACACTTTCAACTGTTGGAAAGTCATGTTCTGACATTCGTCTACAATGATGAAGGT